TGGGCGGCGCAGGCGGTGGTATCAAGCTGGAGAGCATTGCCATCACCACACCGCCTGACAATATCACATATCTCCCCGGAGAGGTCTTTGACCCTGCGGGGATGGTGGTCACGGCGTCGTACTCCAACGGGGCCACCCTGACGGCCACCGGCTGGACCTACTCCCCCAGCGGAGCACTGCCCGAGGGGACGAGTGAGGTGGAGATCATCTACACCGAGGCCGGGGGGACAAAGACCGCTGTGCAGGCCATCACTGTGGAGCGTGGGACCATCTCTGTGCCCACGGTATCCGGGAGCCTTACATACAATGGACAAGCCCAGAGCCCCACCCTGACGGGATACGATTCAGACAAGATGGTCCTATCCGGCGACACGTCCGGCACGAATGCTGGGAGCTATACGGCGGTGGTCACCCCAACAGAGCAGTACAAGTGGGCGGACGGAAGCACGGAGGCGAAGGATATCCAGTGGTCTATTGCTAAGGCCACCCCCAGCATCACGTTTGACCCGGCATCTGTGAGCCTGGATACCTCCACCACATCTCAGGCGGTGGCTGTCACCTACACGGGGGACGGCACTCTGTCCGCACAGTCTGATAACTCCGGCGTAGCTACAGCATCCCTGGAGGGGACCACCCTGACAGTAACAGGCGTGGAGACGGGCAACACGGCCATCCAGGTATCGGCCAGCGAGGGGACAAACTACACGGCGGCCAGTGCCTCTCTGAGTGTGGCGGTGCAGTTTGCGATTATCATTCCGGTGGTTCCAACACAGAGCGGAAGCCTGACATACAAACCATATACGTTGCAAACAGTATCATGGAACAACTACGACCCGGATCAGCTGACCATTGGAGGGAGTGTCAAAGGCACCAATGCAGGGACTTACACCGCAACATTTACTCCTAAGCCCGGCTACCAGTGGTGGGATGGGACTACGGAGACAAAAAACGCGACGTGGACGATTGGGAGGGCACCTCTTGTAGTTTCATTTTCTCCAAGGTCAAGTCCAAGTTCCCCGCTTGTATTAGGAGCAAACAATAAAACGGCTATTGTATCGGTGCAGACTAACGCTGAATCAACAACATTTTTTATCGAGTCGCAGCAAAGCAAAGAGTACATAAGTACAAATGTTGATGTTGATTCTGGCACCATTACGATAAGTGCGCTTAAAAGCACCAATAAATTAGCAGCGAATTCCACAGTATTTTATGTCCATATTAGCGCAGGAAGCAATTACACCAGCTCCGCCCAAGGATATTATGTCCGTGTCGAATCCCTCACCTCCGTCTTCGGCGTCTCCTGGGACAGCTCCCAACCATCCACCGCCCTGACCCGTCTGACCAAAGCAAACGATCCAAACAAGCTGGTCACTGTGGACATCACAACCGAGCCCGTACCCGCAGTTGGGACAGGCTCAGGTTCCTCACCATTCGACAAATATATGCCGTGGATGGAGATGGAGGAGTACAATATTGAGGCCGAAACTGGGATGCGGACCAAAAAAGGAAACTCTAACTTTACTCGAACTCAACCCACCAAGCCAGTTCTAGTGAAAATCCCAGAGTTTTACTACAAGGTCGAAAAGAGCGGAACCATCTTCCGATATTACGTTGCGGATGGGCCAGTAGACGAATTTCACCTTCATCCGGGCAGCGGGTGCTATGTAGCAAGGTATGAAGCTATTGGTTCAAACAATAGCTCTCTTGGAAGTTTTTTGGGATCGTACTCATCTACGCTTGCTCCCAGCACAAGACAAACTAGGTACACCTACAGGACCCGTGCTCGAAACATGGCTTCCGGCTTCCAGCTCTACGACTTCGCAGCATGGTGCGCTGTTGGTCTGCTGTATTTGGTCGAATTTGCCGATTGGGATAGTCAAAAGAAGATGGGTCAGGGGATCGTCAACGACGCAGACTCCCACAAAACCGGCGAGACTGACTCTATGGTCTACCACACCGGCAGGGCAGCGGGTACTGATGGAAAGACTGCGGTTCAATACCGTGGAATTGAGAACCCGTGGGGGAATGTATTGGAGTTTGTTGATGGAATTAACTTCAAGAACTATGCCCCCTACATCTGTACCGATCCTACCAAGTATGCCGATGACATCACCACCAACTATACCATTACTGGAGTCTCTTTGGGAGGCAACGGATGGACCAAAGGATTGGGCCTATCCACAAATTTTCCGTGGGCTTATCTGCCGAATGAGGTGGGGGGAAGTGGATCTACCTTCATTCCAGATTACGTAACCCACTCTTCCCAGGGGTGGCAGGTTCTCGTTGTCGGGGGTTACTATAGTGACGGCTCCTATGCCGGACTCTTTCGCTTTGGTAGCAATTACACTTCATTGGAATCGAACTCAACTATTGGTGCCCGTCTCCAGTTCCGGGAGGTGAAAGCATGAGAGTGAGAGGCGATAACAACCCCGGCACGTTCTCCATCGAGGCAATGCCCAATAAACCCGGCTGGTGTCTGGTGCGGTTCTACGAAAACGCCCAGGAATATACCGAGGAGCTGGACGAGACCACCATCACGGGATGGGAATACGACGAGTATCACCTGGAACAGCCCACCATCTCCCAGGAGGATATCGAGGGCAACCTTGAGGTCTATCTGAGAGCGGCAAAGGAGAACGAGGTCACCCCAGAGAGCCGCCTGGGGGATGTGGAGCAAAACAAGGCAGACAAGCAGGAGGTCGCCGCAGTATGGGACAGCATGGCGGTGGCGTACCAGGAAGGGGTGCAGGAGGCATGATGACGAATCAGGAACTCATTCTGGGCGTAATGCGCGCCCAGGGCAAGGCCGACGCACTGGATCTCCGCGCCCGAGCGCCGGAGCTGGACGGAACGGCCATTATCGCAGAGGAGGCCAAGGTGCCGCAGTTCGACGGCACGAAGGATTACTCCGGCTGGGCCATCGGCTCCCCCGTGTGGGAGGAGGTCAACGGAGAGCGGCAGGTATTCACCCTGCTCCAGCCCCACAACGCCAGCCACTACCCCGGGAGCACCCCGTCCAATACGCCGGCGCTGTGGTCGATCCGACACACCAAAGCCCCCTCTAAGGCAAAGGAGTGGCTGGCACCCAACGGCACCAGTGGCATGTACATGACTGGGGAGTGCTGTGTGGACGGCGGCGTGGTATATCGCTGCCTGGCGGACAACACCGTACATCGTCCAACAGATTACCCGCAGGCGTGGGAAAGGGTATAAAAAATCCCCCCTGTACGGATAGGAATACAGGGGGGAACATCCGATTGTCGAAAAAAGGGGGCAACCTTTTCAGAGTTGGTCGGATGTGACGTCATTATAGCACATCAAAAGAGGGCCCGCAAGAGGAGGGCAAATTTTGTCGAAATGGAGGTCAATACTTACCTGATGGATGATAAATGCTTGATTGACCCACAAAGAGACTGCCTGGGACTCCAAAAGGCAAACATGCTGGAGCGGCAGATGGAGAAAATGCAGGAGCAGGCAAGAGATACCCACAATAAGCTGTTTGACCGAATAAGAGACCTGGAAAAAGCAGAAGCAGCCAGGAACGAGCAGTACGAGAACATCATGGGAAAGCTGGACAAGCTGATCGCTTGGCAGGAGGCAGAACAAGCGGCCCCAAAGAAGAGATGGGATTCCATCAAGGATAAGGCCATCTGGGCTGTATTGGCCGCAGTGATTGCTTTCCTGCTGGGAAGGATCGGCCTATGAGCACGCAGATGATCCTGGCCGTTGTAGCGGCGTTCTCACTGGCCTGCGTGTTCTGTCTGGGGCTGTGGTGGCTGTCCACCCACCGGTCTAAAAGGGGGTGCATGGAGACCATGAAAGCCGCCGTCTGGCTGTGCCTGTTCAATGGCTGCGCCTGGGTGTGGTGCTCCTATCTGCTGGCCTATCTGGGCCGTGAGCAGATTGCAGAACAGCTATCCGGGAAAGCCGTCACAGAGATCATTGCCGTGATCCTGGCTTACGCCATCAAATCCCTGGTGGAGAACCTGAGCAAACATAACAACTGGCCGGATAGATCCGGCAAAAAGGAGGAAACGACCCATGAATGAACTGACCAACTATCTGCCCATGCTGCTGGCCCTGGTGCTGGCGCTGACCCTGGTGACCAACATCATCGTACAGGTGCTCAAGAGCCTGCTGTACGATATGCTCCCCACCAACCTGCTGGCCTTCCTGGTGGCCGCGGTAGTGACGGCGGGGGGCGGGGTCCGCCCCTGGGGCTTATACCC